CATTATCAGGGGCCGTATCGTCCGAAAGATGCCGGGTATGAGGCGAAGGGCAGGGCACTGAAACAGCATGTGATGGCACCGCTGATTGCTTACTTTCGTGATGCGCGTGCTGCCCTGGGGATAACGGCAAAACAGATTGCTGATGCCACAGGAAAGAAAAACATGGTGTCGCACTGGTTCAGTGCCAGTCAGTGGCAGTTACCGAACGAAAGCGATTATCTGAAATTACAGGTGCTGTTTGCCCGGGTGGCAGAAGAGAAGCATCAGCGGGGTGAACTGGAAAAGCCCCACCACCAGCTGCTGGAGACGTATACTTCACTGAACCGGCAGTATGCGGAACTGCAGAGTGAATATAAGCATCTGCGGCGGTATTTTGGCGTGACGGCGCAGGTGCCGTACACGGATGTGTGGACGCATAAACCGGTGCAGTACTATCCCGGGAAACATCCGTGCGAAAAACCGGCAGAAATGCTGCAGCAGATAATCAGCGCGAGCAGTCGTCCGGGTGACCTGGTTGCAGATTTTTTCATGGGGTCGGGTTCGACAGTCAAAGCCGCGATGGCGCTGGGGCGGCGTGCAACTGGCGTTGAGCTGGGGACTGAACGTTTTGAGCAGACGGTCAGAGAAGTTCAGGATTTAGTCAGTCAGAACGGATGATATTGCAGGATTAGTTACGTACCGTTATTATCCTGCGCCCGGCCCTTTAGCTCAGTGGTGAGAGCGAGCGACTCATAATCGCCAGGTCGCTGGTTCAAATCCAGCAAGGGCCACCATATCACATACCGCCATTAGCTCATCGGGATAGAGCGTCAGCCTTCGAAGCTGGTTGCGCGGGGTTCGAGTCCTCGATGGCGGTCCATTATCGGTATTCAGCGTTGTTAGCTCAGCCGGACAGAGCAATTGCCTTCTAAGCAATCGGTCACTGGTTCGAATCCAGTACAACGCGCCATACTTATTTTTCTGGCTCGCTTTTGCGGGCCTTTTTTATATCTGTGCCGGGTCTGGTGCCGTATTACTTCAGCCAAAAGGAACACCTGTATATGAAGTGTATATTGTTAAAATGGATACTGTGCCTGTTGCTGGGCTTTTCTTCGGTATCCTATTCCCGGGAATTTACGATAGACTTTTCGACTCAACAAAGTTATGTCTCTTCGTTAAATAGTATACGGACAGAAATATCGACTCCTCTTGAGCATATATCTCAGGGGACCACATCGGTGTCTGTTATTAACCACACCCCACCGGGCAGTTATTTTGCTGTGGATATACGAGGGCTTGATGTCTATCAGGCGCGTTTTGACCATCTTCGTCTGATTGTTGAGCAAAATAATTTATATGTGGCCGGATTCGTTAATACGGCAACAAATACTTTCTACAGATTTTCTGATTTTGCACATATATCAGTGCCCGGTGTGACAACTGTTTCCATGACAACGGACAGCAGTTATACCACTCTGCAACGTGTCGCAGCGCTGGAACGTTCCGGAATGCAAATCAGTCGTCACTCACTGGTTTCATCATATCTGGCGTTAATGGAGTTTAGTGGAAATGCCATGACCAGAGATGCATCCAGAGCAGTTTTGCGTTTTGTCACTGTCACAGCAGAAGCCTTACGGTTCAGGCAAATACAGAGAGAATTTCGTCTGGCACTGTCTGAAACTGCTCCTGTTTATACGATGACACCGGAAGAAGTGGACCTCACACTGAACTGGGGGAGAATCAGCAATGTGCTTCCGGAGTTTCGGGGAGAGGGTGGTGTCAGAGTGGGGCGAATATCCTTTAATAATATATCAGCGATACTGGGCACAGTGGCGGTTATACTGAATTGCCATCATCAGGGGGCACGTTCCGTTCGCGCCGTGAATGAAGAGATACAACCAGAATGTCAGATAACTGGCGACAGGCCAGTTATAAGGATAAACAATACTTTATGGGAAAGTAATACCGCAGCTGCTTTTCTGAATCGCAGGGCTCACTCTTTAAATACATCCGGAGAATAACAGGAGTTAAATATGAAGAAGATATTTGTAGCGGCTTTATTTGCTTTTGTTTCTGTTAATGCAATGGCAGCTGATTGTGCAAAAGGTAAAATTGAGTTCTCTAAGTATAATGAGAATGATACATTCACAGTAAAAGTGGCCGGGAAAGAGTACTGGACTAACCGCTGGAATCTGCAACCGCTACTGCAAAGCGCACAGTTAACAGGAATGACGGTAACAATCAAATCAAATACCTGTGCGTCAGGTTCAGGATTTGCTGAAGTGCAGTTTAATTAATATCAGAAGTATTGCTGGTTTCGTGGTGTGCAGCAATGTAGTTACAGTGCAATCAATGTCACAATTCAGTCAGTTGACAGTTGCCTGTCTGGCTGAGCATTTGTTAAAAAAATCCTGCATGATGAATCCCCCTGAGCGGAGGGGCATAATGACAGATGTTTGGTTGCGTATTGTATAGGCAAGTTGCGGATTCTGTCTGGTCATTGCAGAATTCACCGGGAGGCACCCGGCATCATGCTGTATACAGAGATTAGGCATATATCCAGGCTCCTCATCGCAGGAGCCTTTTTACATGCAAAAAAAGCCCGCGCCGGGAGACGCGGGCAGCAAGGAATAAACAACAAAACGTGAAGTAATCAATTTTTCAGCTGGCGAATAATACCCGACAGTAATCACTCTGCGCAACTGCGCGGCCTTTTTCGTATTGCGGGCTGTAGTCTTCCTTCTGTCATTGTCCTGTAACTTCCGGACTTCAGCCCGCCCCTTATCTGACTCACAACATTATCCCGGCCGGGAGGATTCATGGCATTTAAACACTATGACGTGGTCAGGGCGGCGTCGCCGTCAGACCTTGCGGAGCAACTGACTCAAAAACTGAAGGAGGGGTGGCAGCCATTTGGCAGCCCTGTCGCCATCACGCCTTATACCCTGATGCAGGCCATTGCGGCGGAAGGTGATGTCACCACACCTGTGGTGGTGAAGCCGTCGGATGGAGAAGGCACAGTAATCAGCGCCACCAGCGACCCGGAGTATTACTTTGTTGTGGTTCTGGCAGGGCAGTCAAACGGCATGTCGTATGGTGAAGGCCTTCCGCTGCCGGAGACATATGACCGTCCGGACCCGCGTATTAAGCAGCTGGCGCGCCGCAGTACGGTGACACCGGGCGGTGCCGCCTGTAAGTATAACGACATTATTCCGGCGGACCATTGTCTGCATGATGTGCAGGACATGAGCCGTCTTAACCATCCGAAAGCGGACCTGTCAAAGGGGCAGTACGGAACCGTGGGGCAGGGGCTGCATATCGCCAAAAAACTGCTGCCGTTTATACCGGCGAATGCGGGCATTCTGCTGGTTCCGTGCTGCCGTGGTGCTTCGGCATTCACAACGGGTGCAGACGGCACATACAGCGAATCAGCCGGTGCATCGGAAAATTCACTGCGCTGGGGTGTGGGTAAGCCGCTGTATCAGGATTTGGTGAGCCGGACTAAAGCCGCACTGGCGAAGAACCCGAAAAACCGTCTGCTTGCGGTGGTGTGGATGCAGGGAGAAGGTGATGCGGCAGTGGGGACGCATGCGCAGCATCCGGGGCTGTTTAGTGCGATGGTGAATCAGTTCAGAACGGAGCTTGCCGGTCAGGCATCACAGAGCACAGGAGGCAGCGCATCAGCGGTACCGTGGATTTGCGGGGACACAACGTATTTCTGGAAGCAGCGTCATGCGGAAGGGTATGCATCAGTATACGGAGGGTATAAGGGTAAGGAGTCGCAGAACATTTTCTTTGTACCGTTAATGACGGATGAGAATGGTGCGAATGTGCAGACCAATAACCCGGCAGAAGACCCGGACCTGGAAGCCGTCGGTTATTACGGTTCAAAGTGGCGTAATGACCAGAAGACCTGGACATCTGTGGACAGGGCCAGCCATTTCAGTTCATGGGCTCGCCGTGGGATTATTTCCGACCGTCTGGCAACGGCGATTCTGGTGCATGCCGGGAGAACCGCTGAATTCAT